GAATACTAACCGCAGAAGGCTACGGCATCGGAGTACAAGCCGTTGTTGAAATCGGAGTCATTGCAATTGACGAAAACACGAACGCTGAAGGCTATCACTACGACGTTATGAGCATAGAGAGCTACGACTTTGGCAGTAACCTCGTGACACCTAAAAACCCTAAACACCAATTCGCTGGCTATGGCTTATAAGAACGACGGGACATTTAACGTACTTTACAAAACACGCAACAAGATTGCTAAGACCTTGCGCCGTATTATTGCCGAAGAAAACCTAATCGACACCGAGGCCCTTTACGACTCGATCCGAATAAACGCCAAGATACCCGCGTTAGGTGAATTAGAAATACAGATTTTGGCAATGTACTATTTTGGCTTCTTGAACAACGGAACTATAAATATGTTACCCTTTGACCTTTGCGCTAAGCTTACAGCACGCCTAAACGCTGAGGGTACAACAGCCGAAATTTACCAACAATACACAGAATGGATGGCTAAGCGCTACCCTATTCTACAAGTAGCCAGGATTCTAGGCGAAAAGAAAAGCATTGTATACACGTTTGAGCCAATCGGCGGCAGTTTTGACGCAGCGTTAAAGTTTAGGGGTTTCTAAGTAGCCCATTTCCTTACGCATCGACAACATATTAAACACAAAGATTAAGGGCAGTTCACCGACTGCCTTTATTTTTGTTATGTCACCTTCGCATAGGTCGAATAAAAGACTTTCCCAACCCCATTTCTTAGACTTCTTGGCTTGTTCCTGGGCTTCAAGTGCGCCTTTGTATTCTTTTAGGCTATCAAATTCCTTAACGTCTAGCGGTTCGTCGTCTTCGTCGTCGTCTTCGTTAAACAAATTTTCGTATTTCTTTAGAAAGTCGTCGCGCCATTTTAAGAACTCGGGAATAAGTCCGTAGACTTGGGTTATATTTAGGTCGTCGAACTTGTCGTAAACGTCGAACGGGTTAAAAACGTAGGGTTCAAATTCAATATTTCCCCAACTATCCGTATTAATGCGCCTGTAAAACACGGACACAATGTGCGAAATGTGCTTTAAGTAGTCGTTTGCTAGGAAAAAGTTAAGGTCTATAAACTCGTCTAGCGTTAGCTTCTTAAACGGCTTTAAAATATACGTGTCGCCGTCTATAATTACTTCGCTTACATGGGCTTTTTTAGGCTCACTAAGCACCCATTTAGCCGACTTAAATAGTTCGCCTATTTCTTCTAAAGAAAGTTCTTCTAGGTCGTCGGTAGGTACGTCTAAAAGAATTGCAAGCGTTTCTAGTTGTGTGTTAAAAAAACCTTCCGAGTCTTTCAGTTCCCGCAGTTCTTTAAATTGGTACAACTTGACCTCATGCCACCCCTTCGGTACTATCATTTAAGCTTTGAACTTGTTTGTTAATTGTGTCGGCAATGGCTACCAAATAAGGCACGGCAACCTCGGCGGGCATTTCACGAATTATCTTTGCTTTGAGTTTGATATGCGCGTCGGTGTAGTGTTCTGTTTTGCTTAGGTCCGTTCGTTTAAAGATAACCGCCAACGCTTCGGAAATAAACCCTTTGTGTTTGTGCGCTAAAATTTTTTCGATGTGTTTGGTGTCTTTGGCTGTTAGTTTAAAGTCCTGGTCGTAGGCTTGGTAAGTGTACCCGTCAGCTTCGAAACGCTTTAATAAGATACCTTCGGGCGCTTTAGCCGTGTTAAAAAGACGGATTGCTTCTTTAAAGTCTTCGAAGTCCATGTCTTCGGCCTCAGCTACACCCATATACTTAAAAACTTCTAGGTGTTTTTCGACGTTGTCTAGTTTCGGGTTAGCGTGAATTTCCGTAATGTCTTCGAACTGCTGAATTGTGAGTTCGTTTAACTCGTTCGGAATGTCTTTGTTACAAATTGTTACCATAGTTTTTTTGAACAAATATAAGGGTTTTTTAATATGGTTATGGTTAATGACTTACCCATTTACAAAATAACTATCGACCCCGAATACTCGGACGGCGAAGACTTAGGCATTGAACAAATTGCGTTTACTTCAAACCCCGCCATAAAAGTGCGCGGCCTAGCTTTCGAAAACGTTGCTAAGCGTTTCTTTTCCGATAGTTTAAAATACCGCGTTACTGCGCCCGCAATGATTCCTATGGAAATTTACAGACGCGACGACGACGGCGAATACTACGTACAATTCGACGAACAAACCATCGAACAAATTTACGTCAAGTTCATGAAAGACCTTTCAAATAGAAACGTCTTTAACCTAGAGCATGACCAAAGTAAAGAAGTTCCCGCTTACATTTTAGAAGCGTGGATAGTCGAAAACCCTACCCAAGACAAAGCACTTACAACCTACGGCATCGAAGTACCTAAAGGAACTTTAATGTTAACGGCACAAATTACCGACGTCGACTATTACAATCAACTAGTGAAAGACGAACAAGTAGGTTTTTCAATCGAAGGCTTTTTGGGCATGAAATTAAGTAAACACTTAAAACAAAATAACATGAATTTCCCAGACGGAGAACACACAATCGACGGAAAAATCTACGTAGTAAAAGACGGAGAAGTAACCGAAATTAGAGACGTAGTAGTCGAAGAAGCTATGGCCGAAGTAACAGAAGAAGTTACCGAAGAAGTAGCAATGGAGGACACTAGCGTAACCGAAGAAGAAGTAGTAGAAGAAGAAGTAGCTACTGAAATGGCTATTGATCCTGCCGCTGATTCCGAAGCTATCATGGCCATTGTAATGCCATTAATCGAAGAACGCGAACGCGCTTTAATCGGCATGATTGCAGACCTTAAAAACCAAATCGAAGAACTCGGCGTAATCAAAGAAGACGAAGAAATCGAAATGGCTAAAGACACGAAGTTATCAGCTTTTGACAAGTTCAAAATGTTTCGTGCATCAAACAAGTAAACAAGTAAAAACAAAATAAAAACCAAACAAACAAATGAGAAATCTAAAATTTGACTTGGACGTAGAAACAAACGCGCTTCTTTGTCCTAACCCAGATGAGTTCTACTCAAAAGCTTATTTAACAGAAGACATTGCGGACAATTACCGCACGCTTCCTGGCATTAAGTCAGCTACTAAATTGGCTAACGTTACTTTCGGCAACCTTTTGGCTGCGTCGACTTGTAACTTTACTGCACCTAATGACCAATTAGACGCTATCGACATCGACGTATGTGCGCTTTCTGCAATGTCACAAATTTGTCAGTTCGACCTAGAGCAATCTTTCTTGGCTTTGCAAATGTCACAAGGTTCAAACGGCGACTTCAGCGTGCCTTCTTTCATGGCTTATTATTGGAACGAAATGGCTGGCCGTATCGGTAACGACTTAGAGCTTATCCGTTGGCAGGGTGACACAGAAAGCTTAGACCCAGTTCTTTCTTTGTGTGACGGCTACTTGAAAAAATTGTGTGCTGACGGCGACGTAGTAGGTCTTTATACAGACGCTATTACTTCAGCTAACGTATTGGCTCGCATGACTAGCGTTCTTCAAGCTTCACCAGCTGCGGTTCAGTCTAAGCGTGCAGACCTTCGTTTGTTCGTTTCTAGCGACGTTTTCGTAAACTACCAAATTGCTGCTGCATCTGGTAACACGCAGACTTATGTTACTGCACCACTTGCACCTACTTTCTTAGGTATTAAGATTGTTCTTGCTGAGGGTATGCCTGTTAACACTATGGTTCTTGCTTTGAAAACTGACCTTATCTACGCATTCGACGCAGAAGGTGACTCTAAAGCTTTGAAAGCTGTTAACCTTAGCGACTCAGTTGCTGAGCCATATATCCGCACACGTGCGAACTTGAAAGCTGGTTTCCATTACACTAACCCGTCACAAATTGTTGTTTACAACGTTTGTTTCGACTAGTCGTTAACCATCAATTAAATTAACGGGGCGGCCATAAAACGCCGCCCTTTTTTATAACCAAAAAAAAATAAGAAATTATGGCTTGTGCTACATTACAAGAAATCCTTAAAGGTTGCGACAACAATAGCGGTGGCATTTACACCCTATTGATTAACCAACAGGATAACATTACAGGAATTACAACCGACGAAACGGGTACTAACTGGATCGTTGATGACATCAATTATACTTCCCCTTTTATTGCAATGGAATTTAAACGCAATACGGGAAGCTTTACCGAAGACGGAACTATCGACCTAGTGAATGGTTCTAGCTACGTTACCCAAACTATTAACCTAATGTTCCACCGACGCGACCAAGAGAAGTCTAAGGCAATCAAAGTTCTTGGCGCTGGTCAACAATACTTAGCAGCGGTTGTAGGTGACGCAAACGGGAAATATTGGTACTTCCCATTCTTGCAAGTAACAGCTTACGGCGAAGGTTCGGGAACTGCCCGCGCTGACGGCTCAAAGTATTCACTTACTTTAGTTGCTGAGAACCCAGAATTGGCATACGAAGTAGACGCGGCAATTGTTGCAGGTTTATTAGTGTAAATTTTCCTTACCAAACATAGTTAGCCCCCTCATTGTAGGGGGTTTTCTGTTTGAACAAGTCCCAAACGAATTTTAATATTGTTATGATTTACATCGAAAAGGGGGAAATAAACACGTTTGCGCTTACTTTAAGCGAAGTGACGACGTTAGTAGACCCTTTTTATTTATTCGTTTTTGAGGGCGAATTTAACACAGCTAGCGAACCCGTTTTTTGGGCGGGTGTCGACACGTCAAGTTATCCTACAAGATACAACTTGTTCACTTTAGAAGAAGGCGTAGACCTCGAACTTACCCGCGGTCAATACACGTACTCAGTTTATGAAAGCGACGAAGAAATAATAGTAGACGAAAACACGAATACAAACGGACTTAATTTAATAGAAGAAGGGCGCTTAGTTGTTGCGGGCGGTTCTACTTCTAGCATATACGACTAATAAAATGGGAATTTTCGACAGATTTAAAACACAAAAACCCGAGGTGGTCGAAGGCTACCAAAGCTTCTCAACGCCTTTTGGCTCGGTTGGCCGCGGTAACTTATCTTTACCTTACGTTAATGGACGCTACCAAGTTGCGGGCTATGTGCCGTTCGGATCGGATAACCTTTTCCCCGAGACTTTAAACCAACTTTACTACACTTCGCCTTTGCATGGGGCAATTGTGGACTTTAAAGTTAACGCAGCTATCGGCGCGGGCTACGAACTAAAAACGGACAAGCTTACACCACAGGAACTTCTAGACCTTTACACTTGGGAAAAGAAAATGCGCTTATCTAAGTCGGTTAAAGCCGTCGCAAAACAACTTGTAATGCACAACCGCGTTTACTTTAAGTTGCATTTTGACGACAAAAACAAGCTTCATAAAATCGAAAACGTAAGCCCCGAAAAAGTCCGCATTAATAACACAAAGACTTGTTACTATTTGTGCGACGACTGGGCTTCACGTATTGACGTTGTCGAAGTAAAGCCTTACCACCCGCTTAACT